GCCATAGGGATCGGCAAGCGCGTTATCGGCGGGAATGTCCATCATCACGAAGGGATAGAGATAGACCTTGAGACCCCGCGCCTTGAGATCGGCGATCGCCGACAGCACGCTGGCATCATCGGGCGTTCCGCCATAGGCCGGGCCGCCATTGCTGCGGCTGACGAGATGCGCCGCGCCGCGCCCGATGCCGGAGACCGACCACGGCCTGCTTTCCTCCGCGCGGCTCGCCACCTCGACGCCCGGCACCACGCGGCATTGGCCGGCGCGCAGATCGGTGCCGAACCAGGAGACGACGAGCGCCACGCGCTCGAGATTGGGGCAGAGCGCCATCAGCTCGTCGATCGAGATATCCCAATCGCTCGTGCCGCGCAGGCTGTTGCGGTTGAGAATGTGGGCGCTGCCGGCGCCGATACTTTCCGAGACCTGCGCCAGCTGATAGCCATGCTCGGTGGCGCCGGGGATGATGCAGACGGCCCTGATCTCACTCTCGAGCTCACCGACCGATCTTACGACCTCGAACTGCAGCAGCGGAATGCGGTTTCCATAGGCATCGAGCGGCAGCCGCTCGAAGACGACATAGGCAAGTCCGCGATAGGCCGGCGCATTGCCGGCCCCCTGCTTGGCCTCGATCAGCGGGTCCGGCAGTTGCGCCTCGTCGCCGCGATAGACGCGCATCTCGATCCTCGTCAGATCCAGTTCCTTGCCATCGGCCCAGACACGCCTGACATGCCCGATCGGCCCTTCCGCGAGGCCTACCGCGAGATTGGCGAAGTAGCGGAAGCTCTCGACACGGGTGCCGCCGGTGGCCTTGCCGCCTTGCCGCTCGCTGGTCACCTCCTCCTCGAAGCGCGTGGCCCAGATCAGCGTGCCGCCGACGCGCACACTGCCATAGACGCGGTTGATCGCCGTGCCCTCGTCGGCGCCGGGAATGCGGGCGCTCGACAGATGCGCGCCGCGCACGGTGGAGTGCCCGTTGATCAGCGCATGGTCGACGACACTTCCGGCAAGCGCGCCGGCCGCGCGGCCAATGATGGCGCCGACAGGACCGAAGACGCCGCCGAGTGCCGCGCCTGCGGCCTGAAAGAGGAGCGTTGCCATCTATCTCTCCGGAAAACGAAAGACGTCCGATATGCGCCGACGCCAGCTCGGCACCAGCGGCGAGGTCACCACCGCCGCCTGCTCGTAGGCATGGATGAACTGACGCTCGCCAGAGAGGATACCGGCGTGCTTGGCGGCGAGCTGCGGGCGCCAGCGAAACAGAATCACGTCGCCGGGCCTCGCCTCGACAAGCGGCAGTGGCGGGCCGAAATGCCGGAGTGCGGCCTCCATCAACCGATCCCCGCCGCCGCGCTCGGCCCAATCGGGCGCATAGGGCGGCGGGCGCTCCGGCTCGGTTCCATAAAGCTCACGCCAGATACCCCGGATCAACCCGAGACAATCGCAGCCGACGCCCTTGAGCGAAGCCTGATGCCTGTAGGGCGTGCCGATCCAGCCTTCGGCCAGCCGCAGCACTTCGCTTGCTATATCTGTCATTTGAACAGCGCGCTCCCGTCGTGAAGGGTCTCACCATCGGCATAGGTGTAAGCGAAATCGGTGCCGGGGATGTGCGGGAAACCGCGGAAATTCAGGTGGTTGGCGAATTTCGTTCGGCAGGTGGAGAAGGCCTTGTCGCAGCCCGCCGTCAGCGCGACGCGATCGCCCGCACTTGGCGTGGCCTCGAGCGGCAGCCAGAGGGTCACCTCCAGCAGACCGTCCTTCACCGCATGCGTCTCGATCTCCAGCCGCTGGCCCTGATTGTCGCCATCGAGAAAACCGAGCACGCCGAAACGGAAGAAGCCGTCGGGCACGGCCCTGATACCCGAGAGCACAAGCCGGCTGGCATCCGCCACCGAGACCACCACGCCTTCGGCGCGCATCGCGGGTGCCGAGAGATCGACGCCGCATCTGCTATCGCCAAGCGTCGCGTCGCAGCGCCGGCCATAGACGCGACCCTGCGGCTCGCCGAGGCGGCTGGCGAAGCTGCGCAACTCCGCCTGGAACTGGCCGGCATCGCGCGTGACATCGCCGATCTCCTGCACCTTCAAAAGCATGTGCTGCTCGGGGTCCGCCCAGTTGACGAGATGGACCTCGACGCGGGCGCCGTCATAGCGGCCACGCGTCAGATCTTCCTCGGTGATCGCCGCGCTGGAGAAGCCACCGGCGACATCGCTGGTGGCGGCAGGCAATCCCGCTTCCTCTTCAGCGGCACTGGCGGAAAAGCCGCTCGCCGCCAGGAAGGTGGTACCCGCGAACGCCAGGTCGTGATCGTGTTCGGTAAACCCAAGCACGACGCCATCGCGGCGCGTCACCCGCCAGGCGTGGCAGAGCGTCGTGGCGTCAACGGCAAGATGCGCGGCGAGCGCGTCCGGAATATGCCTCATGGCATGATCTCCATCAGCGGAATGGTGGGAATGCGCCCGGCATTGAAGGCCGAGAGGTTGACGTCGATGCGCCCGGTCGCAAAGCGCACCGGCACGTCGAACAGGAACCCCGCCGTCACCGACGCACCCTCCGGCGGAACGGCATCGGTCGCGAAGGTGACGATGCCGGTTACGGGATCGCACACGAAGGCGGACGACGGCTGCGGCACGCCATCCACCGCGACGACCACCGAGCCCTCGACGGGCTTCGCAATCCGGCGCGTGCTGCTGGCCCCGGCATCGCCATAGGTCTTGGCGAGCGGGAACGCGACAGTCACGCCATCGCCGATGCCGATCGGCTGGTCGCCCGATCCGATCTCGGCGCCGGGCCGTGTCGAGGTGAAGTCGATCGGATCGCGAAAGCGGAAGCCATAAAGCTCACCACTGCGGGCCTCGAAGAATTCCAGCACCTCATAGAGATCCGCCACCGAACGCAGGCCGGAGCCCGCATCATAGCTGCGGCGCGCATCGCGCCAGCGGCTGTTGCGGCTTTCGCGGCCATTGGAGAGATTGACGATATCGGTGCGCCTGATAGGCCCGCCGCTCGTCGACAGCGACAGGCGCAGCGGAAAGCGCACCTCGTGGAAACCCGGTGTCATTACTCTAGCCTCACAGGTTGCGCTGGCCGCGCATCGCGGTGCGCGCCAGCATCGAGGAAATCTGCGCCTCGCTCTTTCGGAAGCTCTCGGCATCCGTCGCGGTGACATTGAAGACGATCTGCGGCTGCGAGCCCGCCCCTGAAGCGGCGACGCCGAGCGAACCGTCGGCACCGCGCCGCAAGGGCAGGATCGCCTCGCTGCCCGCCTCGCCCATCAGCCCCATGTCGCCGCCAAGCGGAAAATAGGTGGGCTGCGAGACGACACCTCCATCGGCGAAAGGCAGCAGCTTGCCGGCGCCGCCGAGGAGGCTGGAGGCGGCGCCCGAGAGCATCGTCTCCAGCGGCTTCAATCCAGCCTGCAGCGCGATATCCGTCATCCGGTTGGCCAGCCCACGCAGCACGTCATCGAGCCCCTTGCCGCCCGAGACCGCGCTGCGCAGCGCGCCTGAGAGCGCCGAGCCGAAGGAGCGCGAGCGGCCCTCCAGATCGTCGAGCGTACGCCGCAACGTCGCCGCTTCGTCGGTCATGGCGGAGAGGTCGGTCTGGTTATCGGTCATGGTCGTTCCTCGTGTCGGATGGTGACCGGCGATCCGGAAAACGGGCCATCAGCCCATCGAGATCGGCGCGGGAGACGGCCGCGCGCGGCGGCGAAAGCCCGCCGGCGGCTGCGTGAAACTCCACGGGCGTCATCGCCCAGAAGGATTGCGGGGGAAGCCGCAGCAGGCAGAGACCGACATGCAGAACCCGCGCCCAGGGGAAAGGCGTGGGCCCCGCATTGTCCGTCGTCTTGATACCCGCTGCGGCTACAGGGGGCGCGCGGAGGCGTCCACGCCATCCCCCGAAAACGTCGCCGTCAGCAAATCGCCGACGATCACGGCATAGCCACCGATGCCGCCCTCGATATCGGCCTCCGCCACATCCTCGTCGGAATAGAGATTGCCGCCGCCGCGCAGGCCGGCGCCGATGATGCGGATCATGTCCGCCGCCTTCAGCCGGCCGCCGGAGAAACGTTCCGCCAGCCCATTCAGGCTATCGACCGAAAACGCCGTCTCGAGCTCGGCCAGAGCTCCCAGCGTCAAGCAGAGAACCCGCCGCTCGCCGTCAATCTCGGCCTCGATCTCGCCACGCCTGCGATTGGCCCTTCGTCCTTCCGCTTGTCCCACTGCCGTGCGGGCCGCCATCACAGCGCCTCGAAGGTGATCGCGCCGGCCGATTCCAGCGCCAGCTCGAACATCACCTCGCCATTGTACTGGCCCGAATATTCGAGCGCGCTCGCCTGGAACGGCCCGGTGACGCTGCCGAAATCCGGCACGACAATCTGCCAGCTCAGGATCGAGCCATTGAAGAAGGCTTTGCGCACCAGCTGGTCGGAGGCCGCGTCCTTGAAGATGCCTGCCCCCGAAACCGAAGCCCGCTGCACGCCGGCGCCGCCCAAGAGCTCGCGCCAGCGCCCGGCGCTTTCGGCATCGGTCACATCCACCGTCTCCGCATTGAAAGCCAGCCGCTTGGAGCGCAGCCCTGCCACCGTTTCATAATCCGTGCCGTTGAAAACCCTCAACAGCAGATCCTTGCCCTTCTGCGCCACCATGGCCTCATCCCTTCCGTGAAAAAAGGCGCCCCGATGGCACGCCCGTGATGTCATCGACTTGTCACTTTCAACCTGCCGGCGAAGATGCTACGACCGCTTCGATCCCTTCCCCTCGCCGAAATCACACCATGCCCGGGCCTTTTCCCCTGCGTTCGACACAGTTGATTGCCGTGCTCACCGTGACGCAGCTCATAGGCTGGGGCACGACATTCGACATGCTCGGCGTCATGGGTCGGGTGATCGCGCCCGATCTTAGGCTGGCGAACGAGATCGTCTTCGGCGGCCTGACCGTGATGATGGTCGTGCTTGCGCTTCTCGGCCCGACGATCGGCCGGCTATTGCAGCGACACGGCGCCGTGCCCGTGCTTGCCGCCTCATCCGTCACCTTCGCCGCCGGCCTTCTCATGCTGGCCGCGACAGACGGCATCGTGCTCTACACGATCTCCTGGATCGTCATCGGCATCGGCGGCGCGCTCGGCCTGACGACGCCGACCTATACCGCCGTTGTCGAGCGCGAGGGCTTAAACGCCAAGCGCGTGATCGCCATCCTGATGCTGTTCACCGGGCTCTCCAGCGCGCTGTTCTGGCCGATCCTCAGCCTGCTCGATGCCCAGTTCGGCTGGCGGATCACCTTCGTCATCTGCGCGGCGCTACAGTTGTGCGTCTGCCTGCCGCTCTATCTCTTCGGCCTGCCGCGTCCGGCCGCCACGCAAGAGGGATCCGCCGAAATGCATGCGGCGCCGGTCGATCTTTCTCCCGATGATCGGCGCAAGGCCTTCCTGCTGCTTGCGGCCGCAACGACGCTATCAAGCTTCGTCACCTTCGGCCTGGCGCCATCGCTGCTGGAGGTCCTACGCCAATACGGCGCCTCGCCGGTGCTTGCGCTGCAGCTCGGCTCGGCGCGTGGGGTCATCGGCATAACGGCGCGCGGCATGGACATGCTGCTCGGCAAGCGCGGCAACCCCATCGTCAGCGCCATCGCCGGGATAGGGCTGATGGTGGCGAGCTTCGGATTGATCCTCATCGTCGCGCCCTCGACATCGCTGCTCGTCGGCTTCATCGTGATCTACAGCTTCGGCGCCGGCGTCATGGCGGTTGCCCGCGCGCTGCTGCCGCTGGCGCTGTTTTCGCCGCGCGAATACGGCCTGCAGGCCGCACGCCTCTCGCTGCCGCAAAACATCGCGAACGCCGCCGCCCCCATCATCTTCACCGCCATCCTCGACCGCGCCGGCGCCGGCATGGTGATGGCCCTTTGCTGCACGCTCGCAGCACTCGCCTTCGGCCTCGTGCTGATGCTGGCAAGCCTCATCCGCCGCGCGAAGCCGGTTGCTCAGGTCGCCTGAGCCAGCGAGTACGTCGCAAACTCAGCTAGTGACAGCCTCCGTCACTGCCCTGAATCGGATCTCGGCGACATGCAGCCTTGTCTTCTGTTCGCGTCGAGTGCGTGTCGAAAGATGTAGCAGGCCGACAAGGTGGTGCGTTTCCAGCAACAGCGGCGCGTCGTGCAGCAGCATGCGCAGGCGCTCGGCGATCGTCGCGGCCTCTTTCCGGCCGCCGGCGTCGGTCCAGATCTCGAGCGTCAGCAGATGCTCGGCGCCGGTTTCGGTCACCGTCGAATAGTCGTTGCTTGCGATGTCGGCGACGATGACGGCGGGGAGTTTTCGGCCGGAGACCAGGCGGTCGCGCAGGCCTTCGGGGCCGATCATGGTCGACAGGTCCGCATCGTCGGCGAGGCGCGCCTGGATCGCCGTCAGCAATTGGTTGGCGGCGCTCATTGGGCTTCCTCCTCGCACAGGCAGACGAGATAGTTGCCGCGCTCATCCGGGTCGCGCCAGACGCGGATCGCAAAGATGCGCGCGCCCTTGCGCAGCCGCATGCCGGCTTGGATATCGTGGCGAAAGCGCAGCCAGATGCGGTGGGTCAGCGTGAAGACATCGGCGCCCGCCTGTTCCTCGCGCAGTTCGCTGACCGGTTCGATACGGGCCCAGAATGAGGCGATTTCGGTGAAGGATACTGTGGCGCCGCCCTGCCCGTCCGGCATCTCCACCGGCGCTTCCAGCGCCAGCCGCGCGGTCATCTGACCGGGGTCGAAGAAGACCGAGCGCATCAGAGCCTCCTAATCATGAAGGGCGCGATCAGGCGATCGTAACCCGAGGGAATATCGGCCGGATGGTCGTCGACCGCGACCGTGCCCCGGAACGCGAACATCTGCGCGACATGCATCAGCATCGCCCGCTTCAGCGTATCCGGCACCTCGGCGCCGCTCTCGCCGAAGCCGACGGTGAAGTCGATCTCGATGCCGTTGATGGGCTGGCTAGCGCTAATGGCTCGGCCGAGCAAGAGGCGCGCCGGGCGGGCGTGGCCGTCGAGGATGTGGCCGGTCAGCGGGAGATGACACTCTTCGCCCGAGGCGTCGTAAAGCGTCAGGCTTTCAATGACTTGGACGGGGCCTCTCGCGATTTGAATCACGCCGTCTTCAGGAATTGAATCAAGATAGAGACGCCAGGTCTGGGTGATGAGGCTGAGGCCGGTGGTGCGCTCGAGATGTTCGCGGGCGGTGCGTATAAGGGAGATAAGCAGCGTGTCCTCGTTTGTGTCGTCGAGGCGGAGGTGGGATTTGGTCTCGGCGAGGGTGATGGGTTCGGATGCGGGTGGGGTGATGAGGGCGTAGGTCATTGTGGGTTCCTGGTGATGTGGGTGTGGTGGGTGTGCCGGGTGGGTGCCTTTGAGAGGCTGGAGCAAGTGGCCCCTCATCCGCCTGCCGGCACCTTCTCCCCGCTGGGGAGAAGAGACTCTGGGTTGGCCGCTCGCGCCTACCTCCCTTTGCCCCAACGGGGAGAAGGTGGCCCGAAGGGTCGGATGAGGGGGCTCCGGGCGCGACGCAAGCTACGTTCTGGGCCATGCTACACCAGCCGCATTCAAAGCCGCGCGGCACAACCCGAGCCACACCCCCCTCACCGCACTCAACTCACCGCAAACTTCACCAGCTTGATCGCCTCGAAGTTCTGCACCCCGCCGCCGACCCGTTTCGTCGTGTAAAACAGCACATACGGCTTGGCCGAATAGGGATCGCGCAGCACCCGCACCCCCGTGCGATCAACCACCAGATAGCCCGCGCGGAAATCGCCGAAGGCGATGGCCATCGCATTGGCGGCGATGTCGGGCATGTCCTCCGCCTCGACGACGGGGAAGCCGACCAGCGAGGCGGCTTCGCCTGCCGTTGCCGGCGGCTGCCAGAGATAGCGGCCTTCGGCGTCCTTCAGCTTGCGCACCTCGGCCTGGGTCTTGCGGTTCATCACGAAGTTGGCGTTCTGGCGGTGACCCGATTTCAGCGAATAGATCGTGTCGATCAGCGTGTCGGAAGCGGCCGTCGCCTTGAAGCCGCCGGCGGCACCGGTGGCGATGTAGCCGAGATTGCCCCAGCTCCAGGCGCTGTCGGCGACTGCGGTGTAGGCGAGCAGCCCCTTCGGCTTGTTGATGCCGTCGCCGGCGACGAAGGCGGCGCCTTCCTGTTCGGCGAAGACGGTATCGACCTCGCTTGAGATCCAGGCCTCGATGTCGACGGCGGCATCGTCGAGCAGCGCCTGGGTGGCGGCCGGCATGGCGTAGAGTTCCATGGTGGGGAAGGAGAGCTCGGCAAGCTGGGCGCCATTGGTCTGCGGCCGCGCCGCCGTCTCGGCCACCCAGCCGGACGCCATGCCGGAGATCGCGAAGGGCTTCTTCAGCACAGCACCGGAGACCTGGCGCACCGTCGCGATCGAGCGGATCGGCGACACGACGGAGAGACGGCGGCCGATGGCGGTGTCGGTCTCGTCGGGCACGAGGTAGCCGCCATCGGCGCCGGAGCCTGCAGACATCGCCTTGGCCTCGATCTCGCGCAGGCCGGCTTCGTCGCCGCGGCGGATATACTGCTCGAAGGCGGCTTTGTGCTCGGTCGTCTCGGCGCCCACAGATGCGGTGCGGCCGAGCGGCGGGCGGGCCCTTTTCAGCGCCAGCTGGTCGAGCACCTTCTTCTGCTCGTCCATGGCGCGGCTGATGCGGTCCATCTTGTCGCGGGTGACGACATCGGATGTCAGCTTCTGCTCGATCTCGCCGAGCCTGGCGTCGTTGGTTTCCTTGAAGGCCTCGAAGGCTTCCATGAACTCGTCGAAGGCGGCGGTCATTTCCGGCGCGGCCTTGATTTCGGGGGCAGTTTTCTCGGCAATCTGCGTGTTGGTCATTGCGGGATCATCCTTTGTGAAGGTCTACTTGAAGGTGTCTTGCAGCATCATCCGGGCGGCCCGGCGCATGGCGCGGACGAGCTCGGTCTCCTTGTCGCGGAACCACCGCGCATTCTTGATGTTCTGCACGCGGGCGGACGGCAGCATGGGGAAGGTCACCACGGAGATTTCCCAGAGGTCGGCCTCGAGGATGCGGCGCACGCCGGATTTGGCGTCGGTCTTGGCGCGGACGGTGCGAAAGCCGATCGACAGGCCATCCAGCGCGCCGTTCTTCAAAAGCTGGTGCACCTCGCGGGCGCGGCTGACGCCATCGGCGAGCACGCCCTCGACATAGAGCCCACGGCTATCCTCGCGGATCGTCTTCCAGGCGCCGATCGGCTCGGCCGGATCATGCTGGAAGAGCATGCGCACGCCCTCCGCGCCGCGCGTCTTCAGCGACCGCAGAAAGGCCCCGCGCTCGATCGCGTCCTTGCCGAGATCGACCTCGCCGAAGACGCTGGCATAGCCGGAAAAGGTGCCGTCGCGACTGAGGCCACGCAGCTCCAGATTGGCGAACTTGCGCGTATCCGCGCCGGGAATGGCCCGGGTGGATAAGCGCGTGGGGGTTCGCGCCAGCGCGCGGCTTGCGGTCATGATCATGCTCCTCGTTTCATGGTTTTGTGGCCGGTGCCTTACCGGTTACGGGCGCCGTAGCGGCCCGCGATGCGCTGGAGAATGCCGAGCCCCCACCATGCGCAGAGGCTGGAGGCGGCCGAACCCGACAGCATCACTTCGACAGCAGAGAGCTGACCGACCAGATCCAGCCGCTCGGCGATCCAGATCCCACTGGGGCCGCCGAAGACGATGCCGCAGGCAAGCCCGGTAAAAAACCGGCTCGCCGCCTCGCGCCTGCTCTTCGGCAAAAGATAGATCAGCGACACGGCGGCACCCGCCGACGCGCCCAGCGCCCTGGTCGCCCAGAGGCTGGTATCGTTGGAGAAATCGGCCATTGGTTTGGGCCTTTGTGGTGGGTGTGGGGTGCGCGTCAGGCTTTCGCCGAGTCTTTTGAATCGGTTGGCGGCGGCAGCTCATGCGCCTGTTGCGCGCAAGCGTCCAATATGGCCCGTTCTGCGCGGACGATTCAGATTTCGGTGTTAACTGTCTGAAAGATCGCCGTCTTCGTCGATCTGGAGCAGTCGCTCCTGTCGTCCGTGGTAGATCAGCAGGATCACCACCTCGTCGGGGTGGATTTCATATTCGAAAAGATAAGGCGGCGATACGAAGCATCGCACATCGCCGGGCGCTAAAGTCCGCGCGCCGGCGCCGGGAAACTCGGACAACGTCCTCGTCATTTGCTTGAGTTGTTGCGCGAACTGAACGGCAGCGTGTCTGCTGACGCGCTTCAGATAGGCCTTTTCGTGGCGGACGAAACGCATGGCTGGCGCTGCGATCCGCACCTTTTTCATGCGGCGTCATCCCGCTTGGTGTGCTCGATACGGTCTTCCGCCTCAAGCTCCGCCAGGAAATCATCCATATCCATGACGTTCCCCTGCCTCACCTCTTCCTGAGCGGCAAGCGTCTGCAGAACATCATTCCCCTCTTCCATCAGGTAATATTTCAGCGCCCGGACGATGACCCAGCTGCGGCTGCGGTCGGTGGCCTTGGCGATGGTCTCGATGTCCTTCAGCATGTCTTCTGGAATGCGCAGGGCAATCGGGTCGGAGAGAACGGGCTTGGTCATCGGCTGGCTCCTCGATTTGTAATACGGTGTATAACAAATTTCGAAGCGGGCCTCAATGTCGCCCCTCACCCAATTACGAAAGCTCAGCGCGGATTGCTACTCATCAACCCGCACTTGACCGCCCTCGACCACCACATGAAGGCCCTCAAGCTCGACAAAGCGCCAATCCTCGGCAAGCGAGCCATCAGGGAAAATCTGCAGCCGACAATCGCCAGATAGCAGCAGATCAGCCCCGCCAAAGCCATCGGCGTGAGCCGCGAGAACGACGAGTTGGTCGGTCACGTTGACGAAGGACCTTGTAGCGTCGTCGTAGCCCTTCAGCAGCGATTCCGTCCTGGCGAACTGCAGACTTCCCGACCGGGGATCGTCGTGATCTGTCTCTTGTCCCTCAGCAGCACCCAGAAAGCGATCGGATGTTCCCGTGACGATCGTGTTGTCGGAAACGATACGCCAAGGGCATTGAACATGCAGCGCGTAGGCGCCGACCGTTCCTCGGCCTGACGGATGCGGTCGAATGTCTCCGAAATGGAAGACCTTCATGTCCGCAGCGTTTCGGACAATGCTCAGCGGCAATCCAACGAGCAAGTTGAGGCAGCTTTGCAGACGTTTGCGACTGTCTTTGTCAGACATTGGTATGGCCCTGCAAAATCAGAGTTTGATGGGATTTTGGCAAACCATCGCACAGGATAAAGTTGAAATCCATCGGCATTCACAATGCAGGACTGCATTCACTCGCTGGCTTGAGCAAGGTAGTCAGAAAGTCAGCCTCAACGCCTCCCCTCAATACCCCACTGCCTGCCGCTTCTCCTCATCCGTCAGAAACGCCGCCTCGCCCACGCGTTTCCAGAGCTCGCCGCGCTCGGCCGAGAGACCCGCGACCTTGTCGAGATCCGGCTCCAGCCGCAGCCCGTCGCCATAGCCTGCCGTCGCCCAACTCGACAGCGCCGCCAGCGTGCGGGTCAGCATCGGCAGAACCGTCAAGCGATAGAAGGCGCGGTTGGCTTCCTGGTAGTTGGCGTAGGTGTTGTCGCCGGGGATGCCGAGCAGCATGGGGGGAACGCCGAAAGCGAGCGCGATGTCGCGGGCGGCGCCATTGCGGGCCTCGACAAAGTCCATGTCCTTGGGCGAAAGCCCCATGGATTTCCAGTCGAGCCCACCTTCCAAGAGCAGCGGCCGGCCGGCGCGCATCGGGCCGGAATAGCCCTCGTCGAGCTCCTGCTTCAGCCGCTCATACTGGTCCGGCGAGAGATTGCCGCCCTCCTTGGGCTGGTAGACGAGCGCGCCGGAGGGGCGCGCGGAATTATCCAGCAGCGCCTTGTTCCAGGTGGCGGCCGCATTGGAGAGATCGAGCGCCACCTGGGCGGCCGCCAGCGGCGGAAAGCCGAGATGATCGTCGAGCGGATGGAAGAGTTTCAGGTGCAGCAGGCCGAGCCCGTCGGTCTCGACGGGAAAGCGGCGGACGAGGCCGCCGGCGCGGTAGTCATAGGCCTGCGGCCAGCCGTCACGCCCCTCGACGATACCGATACGGTCGGGCCTTAGCAGATGCAGTTCGCGCAGCGCGCCTCCGATCTCGACCGGCTCGACATAGGCGTTTCCGGAGAGCAGCAGATGGCCATAGAGCGCCTCGAAGAAATCGGGGCCGCTCATGCGGGCGTTCGGCTGCCGCAGCAGATGAAGCAGCGGGTGGTCGGGCCGTTCGCGGTCCTGTTCGTAGAGCAGCAGCGGTACGCAAGCGGCAGCCTCCGAGACCATCCTGATGCAGCGATGCGCCACCGGATTGCGCATGAAGCCCTCGCGCGACAAGGCCGCGTAGGAGCGGCCGGTCCAGCTCGCCCTGCCCTCCGATGTAAGGGACAGGAAGCCGGTCGCGGCTTTGCGTTCGGGCACGGGTGTGCGGCCCGCCGCGGAGCCCCACGGCAGGAGAGATCGAAGGTTCAT